GGCTCGGCGCCATCAGCAGCCGCAGCCGCGCCAGCAACTCCTGGTGGTTTAACATAAATTACAACAGTTTCCAACCACCTACTGACTTTCTTTTACCACGTTGCAGTAAACTAAGGTTACCTTGATTCAAATTGATAAATAATATCAATAGCCAACTATACATGAAAGAAAAAAATGAGACTGTTTGAGGTATTCGATCCACCCGTACAAGGTTATCAAGACTTACAAGATGATAACAGTAAGCCAGTGTGGAGAACCAGTAGAAAAACTAAATTAACATTAAAACAAATACGTAAATTACGAAAAATGCTAGATGTGAGGTCGTATGAAAAACAGCAGCATATAAAAAGAGTTCGTGAACAATATGGCAAATCGGCTGAAGAAGCACAGCAGCCTACGTTATAAAACGCACTTTTCATAATTTCACACATAGGTATAAATAAGTCTATGACAAATTTACCTACTCCTTATAATCAGTTGTATATGAAAAATTGATTATCCATTGCAAGGATAATCCTTATTCGGGTGAAGATTATGAAATACACCACATTATTCCTAAATGTTTGGGCGGATCAGATGACCAATTTAATTTAATAAAAATAAGCACCAGGTGTCATTTTGTGGCTCATTGGATGTTGTGGAAAGCATACATGACTCAAGGATTAGCGTATGCTTTTTTTATGATGATGGTTGTAAATAAAAATCACGCAGGTAGAAATCGCCGTATTAATAGCAAAACTTATGCATTACTTAAAAAACACAAAAGCCTAAATCAATCTCTTAAAAATACTGAAAGGTGGAAAGATCCCATTTGGTCAAAAAATATGAGTAAGATTTTAAGTGCAGCGGCATCAACTCCCAAAGAAAAAGAAAGAAGAAGTAAGCAAGCATTACAATATAATGAAATATATAAAGAAAAACGATCTTACAATCATAGGGCCCGCTGGCAAAATGAAGAATGGTCTAAAATGGTAATACAAAGAATGAAGGATGCTAGCACTAAACGAAAAAGCATCATGGTCAATGACATCGAATATTCTAGCGCCCAACAAGTAGCAGAACAGTTTAAGATAACTAAACCTGCAGTAAGATACAGGATCGCATCACCTAATTTTCCTGATTGGAAATATAAGCCGACCGTATAATAAATTTCTCCTATTTTGTCTATATCATTACCAAAAGTGCGAAAAACACACATTTATAACGCACTTTTTTGGCATACGCGCTAAATAAATTAACAAGCCATTTAACCCAGGAGATTAAACAATGGACAACAAAAAATTTGAAACTCTGATTGATCTTATTATCAATGAGAATGAAGAACAAGCACGTGAATTATTTCATGATATTGTAGTTGAAAAAAGCCGTGAAATTTATGAGTCTATCATGGACGAAGAAATGATGGGAGAAGAAGGCGAAGAAATGGTCGGCGAAGTAGGTGATTTACTTGATGAAATTAGTGCCGAAGAATCAGGTATGACTGAAGCTGAAGAAGATGAAGCCGACATCGAATTCGACGATGAAGCAGAAGACATGGGCGACGAAATGACACATGATATGGAAGTAGATCATGATGACGAAGGTGATCTTGAAGATCGTGTTGTAAAAATTGAAGATAAACTTGACGAACTCATGGCAGAATTCGAAGAAATCATGGGTCAAGATGACGAAGAAATGAGTGACATGGAAGACATGGGAGGCGAAGACATGGGGGATGAAGAAGAAGATGTTATGGAAGCTGTACAACTTCAAAAAGTTTCTGTAACACACGGCGACAATGGTGTACAAACAAAGAGCCCTGTAGCAGCTAATGCAGGTCAAGCAGGAATGGCAAGCAAACCTGTTAAAGCAAGCACAACCACAGAAACCGGTCGTTCAGCCCCAAGTGCAAAAGACGTAGAAGGTGCAAGCAAGTTCAAGAATGCACCTGGCCACAAGACACAAGATTTAGGTTCTACTCCTAAGCCAGTAACTAAAGATGCAGCAACTGGCACTAAGAGTCCTGTAGCTAAGTAATAACTGGAGACAATGGCTTTGTATCTCTGCGCAAAAGATCGCCTTAATACTGTAACTCAGGCGTATCTGTACAAATGGACCCACATACCTACACAAAAATGGTATGTGGGCTCCCGTACTGCCATAGGATGTCATATAAATGATGGTTATATTTGCTCTAGTTCATTGGTAAAACCAATGATTATAGAAAATAAATCTGAGTGGATGCGAGAAGTGTTATGTATTGGAACTTCGAAATATATTCGAGAGTTGGAAACTACATATTTAACAGCAATTGATGCAAAAAATGATCCTATAAGTTTTAATAGAAACAATGCGGATGGTAATTTTTTAGGTGCTGATAGGACAGGAAAAAATAATTCTTTTTACGGTAAACATCATACTGAGAAGAACAAACAACATTTAAGAAATTTATATCTAGGCACTATTCGCCCAGATTCAATAAAGATTAAAATTTCATCCACCCTAACCGGTAGAATAAGACCAGATCAGGATAAAAAGAATATTGCGATTGGTGTAGCAAAATTGGAAAAAAAGAAATGTGTTCATTGTGGTAAGTATTCACCGCCAGGACCGTATGGTCGTTGGCATGGAGAAAACTGTAAAATAAAGGGCGATCATGATAAAGAATAAAAAGATATTACAAGAAATATTATCTCCGGTCGCCTCTAATACTATAATAGAATCAGAAGATTCTCCTACAGGCAAAAATTTGTATATGCGTGGAATATTCATACAGGGAGGAGTCCGTAATGCAAATGATCGGGTTTATCCAGTAAATGAAATTGAGAATGCAGTAAAAACGTTAAACGAACAAATAACATCAGGGTATAGTGTACTAGGTGAGGTAGATCACCCTGATGATTTGAAAATAAACCTAGATCGTGTTAGCCATTGTATTGTAAATATGGCAATGGATGGACCAAACGGTGTAGGTAAATTAAAAATATTACCAACTCCAATGGGTGAACTAGTTAAAACTATGTTACAAAGTGGAGTGAAATTAGGCGTTTCAAGTCGTGGCAGTGGTAACGTTAACGATTTGGATGGGAAGGTCAGTGATTTTGAAATAATCACTGTAGATATAGTCGCACAACCTAGTGCTCCTAATGCGTATCCTAAAGCAATTTATGAAGGTATGATGAATATGCGTCATGGTCATAAATTAATAGATATCGCTAAGGAAGTAAGAGGCGACAAAAAAGTACAAAGATTGCTAGCTGAGGAAGTAAAACGCCTCATTTCGGAGTTAAAAATAAAATGACTATTGCATATGTGTATAAATGGACTAATTTAAAAACATTACAATGGTATATTGGCTCTAGAACCAAAAAAGGTTGCCATCCTAATGATGGTTATATTTGTTCTAGTAAATCCGTAAAACCTTTAATAATAGAAAATGTGACTAATTGGAAAAGAGAAATAATATCTACTGGTAATTCAAAAGATATGTTAGAGTTAGAACAACTAATTCTTCAGACAGTAGATGCTAAAAATGATCCTAGAAGTTTAAATAAACATAACGGCGACGGTCTGTTTAATTCTACTGGTCACAATAAAGGTAAAAAAACAGTTTATAAAGATAATTTGTATAAAAGAATAAAACCAGAATTTTTAGAAGAATATTTAAGTTCTGGATGGATTTTAGGTACTCCAAAGTGTGTAAAAGATAAAATTTCTATTTCTACCACTGGCAAAACTAAGCCAGGGCATACTAAAGGTGGACCTAAATTAGGTTCCATACCTTGGACCAAGGGTCGTAAAGAAACTCGTTTAGAGGTTTTGGAAAAGCAATCGCTTAGTCATATTGGTAAAACATATTCTAAGCAAAAAAAATAAGGGGAACGTATAATGTTCGATACATTAAAACCATTACTTGAGAGTGGGTTAATCAATGAAGAACTTGGGCAACAGATCAATGAAGCCTGGGAATCTAAATTGAATGAGGCACGCGAACAAGTTCGTGCAGAATTGCGTGAAGAATTTGCACAACGCTATGAGCATGACCGTAGTGTGATGGTAGAAGCCCTAGATAGAATGGTAACAGAAAATCTTTCTAGTGAGATCAAAGAATTTCACCAAGAAAGACAAGCAATGAACGAAGACCGTGTAAAAGCCAAAGTTAGATTACAAGAACAAGCAGCAAAATTCAATGAATTTATGGTTACAAAACTAGCCGACGAAATCAAAGAATTGCGCACTGATCGCAAACTAACAATGGAAAATCAACAAAAGCTTGAAAAATTCATTGTTCACGCATTAGCACGTGAAATTAAAGAATTCTCACAAGATAAAAAAGCTGTTGTTGAGGCAAAGGTTAAGTTAGTTGCTGAAGGACGTAAACAACTCGAAATGCTTAAAGCAAAGTTTGTAACTGAAAGCGCAAAGAGAATGAATACGGTTGTTACCAAACATCTTAAAGGCGAACTATCACAACTTAAAGAAGATATCAAGTCTGCCCGTGAAAATAATTTCGGACGTAAATTATTTGAAGCGTTTGCAAGCGAGTTTTCAACAAGTTACTTAAATGACAAAATGGAAACACGCAAAATATTAGCACAACTTGAAAAGAAAGAAAAAGAGTTGAACGAATCTATCAATAAAATTGAAAAACAACAAAAATTGATGGAAACTAAGGATCGTGAAATTCGCATCATTAAAGAATCTGTACAACGTGAAAAAACAATGGACGGATTGTTGAAAAATCTTAACAAAGAAAAAGCAACAGTGATGAGAAGTTTACTAGAAAGCGTGCAAACAAATAACTTGCAAAACGCTTTCAACAAATATCTACCGGCAGTTTTGAACTCAGGTACTGATAAACCTGCTACACAAAAGCAAGTAATATCAGAATCCAAAGTAGTTTCAGAAGTTACTGGTGATAAATCTGCCAAAAAAGAAGTTGAGATCGAAGAACGTGACAACGTTATCGAAATCAAGCGTCTGGCAGGGCTTAATTAAAGACATATAGGAGAAAATAACAATGTCAAAAGTACTCTTAGAAAGCCGTTGGGACGAGACCAAAGA